CCCGCCACTAGCAGTAAGAGAAAATGTGGTACTAAAGGTATTCTGAGAAGATGTGGTCGATCCTCCTGTGCTGCCATTTCCTGCTCCACCACTGCTGTTACCGGCACCGCCTGTACCAACTGAATACGTGAAAGTTTGCCCCCAATTAGAAGAAGTTATAGCGAACGTTTTTTTAGAATAACCACCAGATCCTCCACCTCCACCAGCGGTGGTAATACATAGATTAGAACCATGGCCACCGCCGCCGCCAGCACCCCATACCTCAATGATAACTTGACTTGCATTGGTTGGTATGGTATCAGTTCCACTACCTGATGTGTATGCTCTGATAACAGGAATAAAAAATTTTGATGCCAATAAGGACATTTGAATACCACTCATATTATGATACTCCTGATCCACCAATAAACCATCTATCAGGTGCAACTCGAATACATGTAGCCATAGCCCCAGCAGCAAGTGTTCTGCTTCCAGTTGTTGTCGAACCTGCCAATTGTAAAGTAACGCCTGTGCCACCAGCAATTGTAATAGTCGCTGTGTTGCCGTTGATGATGCTTATCGCAGCACCATTTGCATAAGAAGCAGTTGCATTGTTGGCAATGGTATATGTCAATGATGTGGCGTTTGTCGAGTTGAAAATATGACCACCAGCATCGGTTAATGATGTTGTATAATTTGCGTTCTGTATATTCTGTGGGATATCGCGATATCCCACCGAGAACGCGCCGGCCCCATAATTGATTGTTGTGCCGGATGTTAATATATTAGACCAGTATGGAGAACCTGTAGCACCATTCGAGGTTAATATCTGACCAGTAGTACCTACACCACCGTTAGCACTTAAAGGAACACCAGTAATAGCAACCTGTGTTGTGTTAGCAACAAATGCTGAAAGACCAATGTTAGCAGAACCTGTAGCAAATATCTTGGTAAGATTTAATGTACCAGATGAATCATTTTGTGTACCATTGCCCAAAGACAGGGTAGCTGCGGATGAACGAGAGATACCAACGTCACCTCCATTCCATTGAAGTATAGAACCAGCAGCGATGCTTACGTTAGCATTATGCGTATGTACGCCACTTATAGTATAAGCACCTGAAGTGTTTACATAAGAAGTCGATACAACACCGCCAAGATAGCTAGCATTGTTAGAGGTACCATTAATTGCTAAACCATTAGTAGCGTTAGCATAGGCTTGACTTGTATTTGCAACAGCATTTGCTACAGCATTAGCATAAGCAGTGGCAGCGTTGCTAGTGATTGTAGTATTAAGTGTTGACAGTGAAACACCACCTAGAGCAATAGCATTGACACTTGTTATGCTAGATCCATTTCCTGAAATGTTATTGGCATAAACATTCCACACGAAGGAAGCAGTTCCTAGATTTAAATTATTTGCCGCAGGAACAAAATTGACATTTGATTGCCATGCAGGAATAGAGGAGTTGTAAATTAAGTTAGCAAATGTGCCAATAACTATACCAGAATTGTTTGATGTGATCGCATTTGTTGCACTATTCGCAAGTATGAGATTTAAATCATTTGTTGTGATAACAGTTGAATTGATGAATGTTGTAGTACCAGCAAGCGTTAGGTTTCCTGTAACAGTCAGATTTCCAGATACCGTTGCTGCGCCTGAGATGTTTAGACTTGCCGCATTTAATGTGGTGAAGTTTGCAGCATTAGCAGTTGTTGTACCAATAGTACCCGGAGCAGCCCAAGCAGAAGGAGACAATCCAAATCCGTTTGTAGAGTTTGCCCATGATCCAGGATTTGTTGTTTGTATGTATGATGTATTGACCGAAACACCGGTAGCAGACACGGCAATACTGTTATCTGCATTTGCAACGTAAACTGTACCAGATGATGTGATTGTGCCACCATTCAAACCATTTGCAAATGCAATAGATGTTACGGTCCCCGGATTGCTCGTTACTGTTCCCCAATAGACACCACTAATCGAGTTTGACATTAGAACTTTACCAGAAGCACCAGACAAAGCACCGTTTGCTAGAACAATTGATGTTGCGCTGAATACAAACCCATTTGCAATAGTGTTGCCTGTGAATGTTGTGTTGCCAGTAATCGTGAAGGCTGCTGTTGTATTGACAATGTTTGTTGGAATCTGTGCATATGGTAAAGTGCCAGTTGATAAGTTTGACGCATTAGTATAATAACTAGCAGGCTGACCATTGAAGTTGGCTGAGTTATTTGCGGTGAGTGTTGCTACGTTTGCAGATAACCCGGTGATTGTCTGGTAATTTCCTAGATTTGCGGATAACTGTGCATTAGAAACAACATTCGCAGCCGAAACTGATCCAACATAGTTTGTACTATTTGATGTTCCGGTAAATGTTGTTGAGTTGATCGTAGCATTGACGGATGCGTTGCCGATTTGAATCGATGTGGTGTTAATCGCGACTGCATTTGATGTCACACCAACATAGACATTTGATGATGCGTTTACAAAACCAGCATTTAGGTTGCCAGAAATTGTTGTAGTGATAACGTTTGTGGCATATATATTAGNCCAAACATAAGAAGTATTGCCGAGTGTATATNCAGAGTTTGCNCCCGGAATAAAACTACCATTAGCAATGGCTGTGTTTGAGTAAGTAACTGCACCCGTAACGTATAGATTGCCTGATATGATAACGTTAGCAGAAAAGGCAGCGTTGCCTGTGACATTCAGTAACCCGCCGACAGTGACGTTGCCGGTAGCATTTACCTGAGCAGTATTGACTACTATCGCGGCAACGTTAGATGTAACTGTTGTTGCTGATACTGTTGTGGCAATAATATTTGCGGATACTGTTGTGCCGACCAAGTTTGCATTCAATGTTGTTGCATTCAATGTTGTTGCATTGACTGTAGTTGTATTGACGTTACCTAGTGTAGCAAGACCTGTTGTGGTAAATGTTCCAGGAGACATCGATGTTGCAATCGATGTATTACCTAGAATAACTGATGTAGTATTTGCTGAGAAACCATTTGTTGTGGCACCAACTACGCCTACTAGAACTGATCCAGTAGCATTCACAACAGACACACCAGAAGAGTTGACTACAACATTACCAGCAGCAAAAACACCTGCATTCGAAGCATACACCGTAACAGTAGAAACGTTTGTTGCTGCATTGACACTTGATGTGACAACGGTAGTGGAATTGACGTATGAGTTTGCAGTTGAGTTACCAATAACAACATTTGATGCAGTTAGAACACCACTTGTGTTTGTTGTTAGATTGTAAAGTGCTTCTACAACTGAATTGCCATAACCATAAACTGTGCTATTACCAACATTTGCCGAAGATGAGTTGATTAAATAAACACTTGTATTAACGCCTCCTACTGCTGTAACAATTGCTTCATAGGTAGAGTTACCAAACCCATATGCTGTGGAGTTGCCAGTAAAGAAGTGTGTTGTATTGATCTGGGTATTTACTGTGCTGTTACCTAGAGTAACTAACGATGCGTTGGCTAAAAACCCCTGAGTTGTTCCAATAGTTGAAACGAGAAGGGAACCAGAAGTATTTGCAACAGATACACCAGAAGAATTTACTACAACATTTCCAGCAGCAACAACACTAGCATTTGACGCATAGACTGTAACAGTGTTAACATTGATTGTAGATGTAAGAGAACCCGTCACATTGACATTGGCGCTAGTATTTACAGTACCAGTAATAACAACGTTGCCTTGAACGTTTGCTGTACCAGTAACAGTAAGAGCAGCATCGGGAGAGGTGTTATTGATGCCTACGTTAGTTGTACCGCCCACGGCATAGATTAGACTACCATTAGCGATGATGCCGTTCTTGGCAATAAATGTTGAGTTAGTAGATGACATTTCGGTTCCCTCTCCCCGATTGATATTCTACTTATTTATAATAAGCAAATACTATTGCTGAGTATTAAGGTGTAGATACTATTGGAGCAGTGTTTGCAACTGCTATCGGAAGCCCGAAGAATGTTCTCGCCGATGCTTCATCGACAAACCAGTACCAACTATTGACCGGATATGTATATTGATCGTGATTGGCATTTACCAGTTCAAAATCCGGTCCACTAACATAAATGCTGTAAAGAAGTTCGCTGTCTAATTTATAAAATCCACTAGTATCCATATTTATTATCCTTTATGCTACGGTCCAACCACGAAGAGTTGCATATGATCTATGCAACAACGCAGATGTCGTTGTAATTGCGCCAGAAGCCCGAGCAGGAATGCTCAGCGTCACATTCGTGTTTGGCGTGATTGCTGTGATCGTTGTGCCATAGAGAATTGTACCAGAGCCGGTATTGGTCAATGTGATCGGCGCGCCGCCGCTTGTTAGCGAGATTTGAAACGTATTAGTCGTAGCATTGACCACATAATACGGTGTGTAGGTAGTAATGCCGGTGGTTGTGACGATAGTAGCAAAACTGATTAGAGTACCGTTAGGTATACCATGCGCCGTCAGAGTAACGGTATTTGTTGGGTTTCCTTGGATAGTGACAGTAACCGAACTAGATATACCAGTGCCAGCGATTTCCATTCCGACTGAAAGGCCGGTTGTTGAGGCCATGGTAACAGTCGTGGACCCTGCTGTGGTGGTGCCACTAAGAGATATGACGGCAGGTGCGCCCCAATTCGTTCCTGATCCAACGGTGATCGTCTGCCCTGTTGTTGAGAATAGGTTTTGAAATACAGTCTCGATTGCGGTCTGAGAAAGTTTGCATGACGTAATTGAAAATGAGAATTTGAAGTTGTAGGCCAATATGGTTGCAAGGTTTGTGCATGACGGGAAGAGGCTAGAAAAGCCGCCAGCCGTAACTCCGGTAAAATTCAGAGCAGGGACTGAATTGAGGCTAAAGCAGTTAGAGAACATTATAGAGACACTCGTCACAGCCGCTGTGTTGAACAAGGGAACAGAAAGAAGGCTGTAGCAGGTATAGAACATGGAAGACATGCTTGTGACGGAAACTGTGTTGAATAGAGGAACTGTCTGAAGGCTGTAGCAGGCATAGAACATGGAAGACATGCTTGTGACGGAAACTGTGTTGAACAATGGCACCGAAAGAATGCTAGAGCAGTTCTGAAACATGCTTGACATGGTCGTGACAGAAGCTGTGTTGAACAACGGAACAGATTGAAGGCTGGTGCAACCTTGAAACATGCTTGACATGTTCGTTGCAGATGCCGTGTTGAACAACGGAACAGATTGAAGGCTGGTGCAGTTCTGGAACATAGCACCCATGTTCGTTGCGGCAGAAGTGTTTAACAAAGGCACTGACTGAAGGCTGTAGCATGAATTGAACATGCTTGACATATTCAGAACAGCCGCTGTGTTGAACAAGGGAACAGAAAGAAGGCTGTAGCAGGTATAGAACATGGAAGACATGCTTGTGACGGAAACTGTGTTGAATAGAGGAACTGTCTGAAGGTCATAACATTCATAGAACATGAAAGACATGCCAACAACATTTATGGTGTTGAAAAGAGGAACTGTCTGAAGGCTGTAGCAGGTATAGAACATATTGGTCATGACTGTTACATTGGTCGTATTGAACAATGGCACAGCCTGAAGGCTATAACATTCATAGAACATATTAAGCATGGTCGTGACCGCAGACGTATCAAACAAAGGAGTTGTCTGAAGGCTGTAGCAGGCACCAAACATATTTGTTGCGTTCGTAACCGCAGAAGTTGAGGCTGTCATGACCAAATTTCTGAGGTCAGACATCCCATAAAACAGATAAGCTGCCGTGTTCTGGTTTCCCAGATTTATAATAGTTACCTGCTGAACTAGTTCCATGTATATGCTTGAAGAACCAGAAGTGGTCGAGGAAAGCTGCAAGCCACTAGCTGTAAAATTAGGGCTTCCTACAGCAATGTCCAGCCATCCGGTTTCATATTTATTCAGGCCAGTCTGCGTGTTCTTCAAGTTTAGGTTGAGACCAGTAAGGTTCCCGGTTGTCGCAGTAACGACAACCACTGCCATTTTGTATGGCAGGATTGTCCCAGAGCCAACATTCGTCAGCGTTATCGCAGAGCCGCCAGAGGTTGCTGAAACCTGGAAAGTATTTGTCGTAGCATTTACGACATAATAAATCTGACCGGCGACAATTCCAGTCGTTGTCACAACGGTGTTAAACGATATTGTCATACCGTTTGTGTAGCCGTGACTTGTCCGGTTGACTGTGCTCGTGGCCGCTGTAAATGTAACTGGGGTGTCTGTCAGGCCCGATGCAGAATAGGCGTATTGATAGTTGGCCTGCGCACCAGACGCATAGGTCTGAGCGGAAGTTCCATCACCCCAATTTACAGTGTATGTTCCTGTGTCTGTCGTTGCCGAAAGAGCGGCGAAATTTGAGTCCGGGAACACAGCAATGAGTCCGACAAACTTCTGGTCAGTTGGGCCGACTGTCGGAAGAGCGACCCATGATGGGTTTCGAACCCATGGGGTGACCACACCCTGATTGCTTCGTGCAGATACAGCCGTGTGCCTGAACGCCATTGCAGAACTTTGTACATTACGAATTGACATGTTATGAAATCTCAGACCCAAATAGACTAAATGATACATTTGCTGTTGATGCATAAACAGTCACAACATCTGTATTTGCTAATGTGATGCCTAATGTCAAAAAAACAGTATCGTATTGATTTACATAATTCGAATATACTATATATTGAGAGTTGTTACTTGCCGCGCCTGCTTTTCTAACCTGCACATTGAATGTCGCAGATGCGTTTTGATTACAAACAGATAAAGTTGATACAACAGTTGATGTATTTGCGGGAACCGTGTATAAATCTGTTGCTGTATTTGCTGCTGGATTAGATTGTGATAAAACTTTATATACTGTAGTCATTATTATGCTCCCATTAACATGAATATATCTTGAATCCCGACACCAGAAACGGCTCCTCCAGATGGAGTCGCCCAAACACCATTACCATATAAAACAGTACTTGAGTTTGCAGTTCCAGAACCTAAGAATGACACTCCTACATAACCAGAATTAATTGTAGATGCATTGGCAGCAAAAACTGTGGCATTTGTATATGATGTAGCAGCATTACCAGAAATCATCGATACAATGTTAGCAAAAGTACCAGAAGAGTTTCCAATATATAGTGCAGCGTTCGATGTTAATGTTGCAACATTTGCAGACAAACCAGTCATAGTCTGGAATGTGCTATTGACATAAGCATTACTAGCAGCATAAGCATAGATGGCTGTATTCTGGGCGAATGTAGAGTAAACTGTAGTGTTTGGTGTATAGTTTAAAAGATTTGCCTGAAGTTGTGTATTGCTAACCACATTGGCGGCAGAAACAGTACCAACAAAACTTGTATTGTTTGAAGTTAATGTTGCTACGTTGGCAGCTAGACCAGCAGTAGTTTGATAGCCGGATGCAGCAGTGCCGCCCAAATAGTTTGAGTTATTAGCGGTGATATTTGGCTGAGATGTTGTCTGTAGAGTACCATACAGGTTTGTTGTATAGACCGATCCCGGAATCACGTTGGTGTATACAGAAGTGTTACCAATCTGCATCAAGTTATTGGTAAGAGTGACACCATTTGATGTAGCATTGATCGTGGAAATCAATAGCTGAGAAGTAGAGTTACCAGCAATGACTACGTTAGCATTGAATGTCTCTACACCAGAGAAGGTAAATGTGCCAGATGTGTTTACTGTACCCGATGGAGCCTGTGCCCATGGCAACGTACCTGTGGTGATATTGGTGGCATTCGTATAGTATGAAGCCAACTGCCCGTTTAAGTAAGTAGCATTGTTTGCATTGGTTGCAGTTGCGGCACTGTTTACATTCAAGTTACCTTCTGTTTTACCATTGACATAAGTTGTGTTGTTTGAAGTTAGTGTTGCAACATTTGCAGACAAACCAGCCATAGTCTGGAATGTAGAGTTCACATAAGCATTACTAGCAGCATAAGCATAGATGGCAGTATTCTGGGCGAATGTAGAGTAAACTGTAGTGTTTGTTGTGTAGTTTAAAAGATTTGCCTGAAGTTGTACATTAGATACCACATTGGCGGCAGAAACAGTACCAACAAAACTTGTATTGTTCGATGTTAATGTTGCAACGTTAGAGGCGAGACCGGCAGTTGTCTGGAATGTGGAGTTCACATAAGCATAGATGGCTGTATTCTGAGCAAACGTTGAATAAACTGTAGTGTTTGGTGTGTAGTTTGCTAGATTTGCCTGAAGTTGTGTATTGCTAACCACATTGGCGGCAGAAACAGTACCAACAAAACTTGTGTTGTTTGATGTCAGGGTAGCAACATTTGCAGACAAACCAGCCATAGTCTGGAATGTAGAGTTCACATAAGCATTACTAGCAGCATAAGCATAGATGGCAGTATTCTGGGTGAATGTACTGTAGACGGCGATGTTACTCGCAGCATAAGCATAGATGGCGTTATTCTGGGCGAATGTAGAGTAAACTGTGGTGTTTGGTGTATAGTTTAAAAGATTTGCCTGAAGTTGTGTATTGCTAACCACATTGGCGGCAGAAACAGTACCAACAAAACTTGTGTTGTTTGAAGTTAATGTTGCAACGTTAGAGGCGAGACCGGCATTTGTCTGATAATAAGAGGCAGCAGCACCACCAAGATAAGTTGCATTGTTTGCATTGGTTGCGTTTACGGCACTATTGACATTCAGGTTGGCTTCGGTCTTACCATTTATATAAGTTGTGTTGTTTGATGTTAGTGTAGCAACGACAGCGGCGAGGCCTGCTATAGTCTGGAATGTAGAGTTCACATAGGCATTTGAAGCAGCATAAGCGTATATGGCTGTATTCTGGGCGAATGTAGAGTTCACATACGAGTTACTAGCAGCATAAGCATAGATGGCGGTGTTTTGTGCAAAGGTTGAATAAACTGTGGTGTTTGTTGTGTAGTTTAAAAGATTTGCCTGAAGTTGTGTATTGCTAACCACATTGGCGGCAGAAACAGTACCAACAAAACTTGTATTGTTCGATGTTAATGTTACAACATTTGCAGACAAACCAGCCATAGTCTGGAATGTAGAGTTCACATAAGCATTACTAGCAGCATATGCTATAGCATTAGCATAAGCAGTGGCAGCATTACTGGTAATAAGTGGAGCAACATTACTAATAGCATCGGAAACAGCATTAGTATAAGCAGTAACGGCATTACTTATGATGCTGCTTTGTATCGCATTTAGTGTTACGCCACCAAGATAGTTGGTATTATTTGATGTTAGAGTAGCAATATATGTGGGATCAACGAATGTTCCTGAAGAGTTGGCAATAATGCCACTGTTCGCAACAACAAATAAAACATTAGATGTTAAACTTAGACCGTTACCTGTAGTAAAACTAATGCCTCCACCGCTGTTATTCCCCCAATAAATGGTAGATCCATTAGACGTTAGAACTTGACCGTTTGTACCAACGGTTCCATTAGCAGAAATTGCATTGATTGTTACTGTACCGAAATTCGTAATCAATACTGGTTCGTTCTTCAGTACAATAGGTGTTGTGTTAGTGGTAAATCTTATGTTTGTCGAAGTAGCACCACTTATGGATACATTAATAGGCATATGGATACGTTACCCCTGAAAGTTGTGTCACTTCTGGAGTTACTGTCAAGATTCCTTCAACTACGCGAGTAATCACGTTAGCAGAACTGAGGGTGATTACGTCATACACATATCTACCATAATACATTCCAGCAGTTGTATTTGCATCCAATGATAGTTGAATGATTCCGTTATTTGGTTGGGGAATGGTTGACGCAAAACTAATCGAGTTTGAAGATGTGTACCAACGTCTAATCTGCGACAGCACATTATAACCGGTAAGATCAATAGGCTGACCGTTATCGTCAGTCAAGTTCAAAGTTGTATTGAACGTTGTACCCTGATCTAAAATGATATCTGCGTGGGCCGCCATATATTATCCTATCTTTTCTTTTATTTATATTAGATAGACAGCGAAGTTCTTTCGAAGTTGACATTACCCGCAGTTTGTGTTGGTGATACTAGAAGATTGACATAACCAGAAGAGATATTGGCCGAGAAAGTACCCATAACGCCATTAGTTTGCAAAGTTGCATATTCTGTAATAAAAACATTTGATCCACCATCCTGTAAAACCATAATTTCGGTGCATTGATGACCAACACCCGTATCAATCTGAAGTAGGTACTTTGCGCTACGAAAAGAAGTAAGTGGAAACTTGTCAACAATCTGATTTGCCGTACCTGTTGTTAATACTGCTTGGCCAGCAACATATGTGGCAGTGTTCATGGTCACATTGCTGGTAACAATGAGTGTGTTTGATACAGTATTGTTTCCACCTTGAATGCTACCAAGTGCAATCAATGTGTTGGCAGAAAACTGACCATTTACATAAGCATTACCTGTGGTAACACCAAGAGTCGAGTTTGCTGTTAAAATACTAAGTGACAAGTTTGCACACAACTGATTCGTTGTCTGGATCCAGTTATAGAATGTGCCTGTTGAGGTACTAACGTTAGCAGTTGCTATTGACATCTTTATTTGCTACCAAAAGTTTGAGAAGATTTTTTATTTCATTAACATCGTTTGAAAGATCATCGATACGCTTATTTGTTTTTTCATTTTCAAGTAAACGATTGCGTTCCGTCAAATGTTGATTTAACTCGCCAATGTTTTTATTTATGATAGCACCGGTGCGCGAATCTCTACATAACCCAGGTACATTGGTCTGAATAAGCGTTTGCATTATGAACTTGTACCTATAGCAGTTAGACTTGCAACGCGAGGTGTTACCGAAGTGCTATTTGAAATCAATACAAGTTTGACTTGTAAAGTATCATATCCATCAACAGGTGTTAATGATGTATTGTAATATCTCGCAATATTCTGATTTTGTGGATTATTAAATGTCTGCGATGGATCATTAATCAAATCAATATAATAGCCAGGTTGCCCGAGAATACTTGTGTTTGATACTGCGGTGTCGAGGGTTAGTGTAGTATTACTGGTAACAGAAGTTACTGCTGCAATAACATAGTTTGATGGAATAAGTGGATTCCAAATCTTGACAACACTATTGACTGGGATTTCAGTACCAAAGTTAGTGTTAGCACCGGTCACTACCGCGTTTGCTGTATGTGAGAATGCAACACCAACAGTCACAGAACCATTTGCAGTGTATGCGCTTGGTGGAAATGCAGGAAGACCCCAACTCTGAGCAATATAATTGTTGGTTACTGGTGAACTGACAGCATTAGATGATGCATTCGCTGGATATAGAAACGTCCATTCTTTTGCATTAAATCCATCCGAATCTTGTGAGTTGTAAATCTTTGCATAAGGCTGAACATATGTGCCAGCAGGAATATAAGAAATGGTTTGTACAACAAGATCCTGTGCAGGATAAGTCGAATCAAAGTTTATCTTGGTTGTGATATGTCTAGATGCAGATAAACCAGAAGTCGGGGCAGTTTCACCAACTAGTGTATTGTTGATTGTAACCGCACTAGAATAAACGTCTAGACCCTCTGAAGTAACAACCGGGCTGCTATAGATAGAACCTGTAGTGTTTTGTGTCAGAGCGATATTCAATACACCAGATTTATTTCTCACACCATATAGTGTGTTAGTAGCCGCCACAACTTCATGTGATCTTGATGCCACAACAGCATTATAACCAGAAAGTGTGTTGTTTGCGTAGTTTACGGCTGCTTGCACCGGAGTTAGTGCATATGAGTTTGAACTTGAATATGCAAACTGAGAACTTAATGNATATGTTGCGCTTTGTGGAGTGTTGATAACGATTTCTGGCTGAAAAGATCCAACTGGAAAGTNAACAATAGATGAAATATATGCAGTAGTTCCTGTGAACTCACCAACAACAGGCGTTAATGAATATACCTGAGCAGTACCAGTTGTGCCCGTAAATGAAGTTGATACATTGATCGCCGAACTATTGACAATAGCCGAGATTGTTGTGCCGGTAGTAATACCAGCAACGTTTGCGGTGATAGGTTGACCAACAAATAGATTTGTCGTTGATGATAAACCAGTGTATTGGTTATTACCGTTTGTCAAAGTAGCAGTAAAGTATGTTCCTCTATTAAAGAGGTAGTTTGAGTTTGAGGATGTCGAGTTGGACAGATATAAAACATTAGCCGATTGGTTGTTATAATAAGACACACCAATAGGAGCAGTAAAGAAATTTGCTGAAGTGTTTGTGCTTGGAAAAGACTGGTCAACAGTCATCACTGTATTATTACTAATCGCAACAACATTACGTACTAGGTAAGTGTTTGCGCTTGTATATACGATAAGTTGAGTATTGGTCGCAAATGTGTTTTGAAATGAAGTTCCTGTTCCTATTACAGTATTGCTACCCGAACTAAATGCAACTGTACCAGTAAGATTTGCAACTAGGGGAAAAACTCTTTCACCACCCAAGAACGAACCTGTTTGATTTGTGATAACAAAAAACTCATAATCACCATTGACAAGTTGATATGTTGCGTTATTTGAACTAAACTGTGCAACATTAACACCATACTTCAATTGTGCATTATTGACAGGAGTAATGTTGCCGCTGTTACCATAATCAAATAGTTGCCCCGGTGTACCACCAGAGAATCCAGTGAACCCAGTATTCTGTGCAGCGCCTACAATATCATTGCCTACTTGTGCGGTCCAAAGAATATATGCGGGATCATCCGCTTGAACGTTGATAGCATATGTTTGTCCAGTGTTTAACTGGAGAGGAGCAGAAAATGTAAAAGTTGTTTTAGTGGCCGCTGTTGCGTCTACGTTAATAGATGTATATGGAAGATTTACAACCGAACCACTGAGAATAGAGTTGAATAGTGGCGCACCACTAGAATCTGTAGGTGAAACGCAGATCGTTACCGTCGGATTATTAATACCAGATGCATTGTTTGTAGCATTAGGTTGTGCCTGAAAATACAAATCAACACTTGTCAGAAATACCGTAGCACTCTGATTAACTGAGTTTGGATCCAGATAAAATGTTTGCGAGTTGATATACATTATAGCCCTATCAGATTAAATATTAAAAAAACATTCCGTGTGGACCCAAGTCTCTATCTCTTCTCAGAGGCAGCGTTTGTGGTGTTGGTTGTGCGATAGTGATTGTCACCTGAGCAGTTGACGTACCATCTGCACTACTCAATAGCCCTACCTTATTACCAATCAGATTATTTATCAATGATTGTGTGGCGGTCACGTTAGTACCAGTTGAAATGCCTGAGTTGTAGAAATAAATGAAAGAGATTGTACCACTAGCATCTGTGATTAATTGTCCACCGAGAACACCGCCTGTCGGCTGACACATAGACGAAACATCTGTTCCGTTGAATGTAAATGTATGAATAGTGTTTGGTTTCAATCCAGTTGCAGAAAGATTGAATGCTTGATTTGATGCGGTGTAGTTGCTGGCACGAGAGAGTTGTTCTACAGCAATAGTTACACCAAGTGGTGTTGTAAGTGGTATATCCGGACCAATAGTTGGTGGATTTATAATAGAACCTTGAGGTACAGCCAAATTTGTGTAACCGTATGTATATCCTACAACACCGTTAATTAATGAGTAAGTATAAATATAAGCTGTCATTATTATGTTCCTACTGCTTGTGCTGATGACCACAAGATTGTGCCGTTTGGATTATATATTACCAATGCACCACCAGCAGCAACCGGAATATTATTTGTGATTGACATAATGATAGTATGCTGACCAGCGGAAACTGAAAGTGATGTGGTTCGTATCGTGTTATACGGAACGCCTGATATCAGAACAGTTGAGTCGAGTGTAACACTACCTGTATCATCTGCTGCAAACTGGAATGAATATGTACCGGTTGTTGGGAAGTTAACAACAGTTTCGAAAACATTTGTTGTAATATCATAACCAGAACCAATCCAGATTGCATATGAACGCAAGAATGAACTCCAACCACCTAGATCCATACCACCCGCATTACACAAGTACCAACCGGATGATGGATATCCCAATGAAGAATATGTCGTGCCTAGCGTTGACTGTACGTTTGTTAGAATAGTAAATGTTGTCGGTGATACTGACATTATGCCTGTATATGTCACTGGCGGCGGAACATATGCAGTAGCATTAGTTGCGACCAATTGTTGAAACAGTGGTATAGAATTATATGGAAGTGTCAATAATGGACCAGTAACACCGGATTGTGTGTTATCAGCCGTATCAAAGTTAAATCCTACATTGTAAGAAGATACAGCTGCAACTACTTCGTTGTTAACAATCATTGTTGTGTTTTGTGGATTGTTTACATCGGTGTAATTATTGCTCTGGAATGTATCGGCAAAGAAACCGTACTTGAAGCGATTAATAGCGCCATTGATTGATGATGGAATCGCTAAACTACTTACGCTCTGTTCTAGTGCAGATAGACTTGCTTGTTGTTCCAGTGCAGCCACACGATTCGCAAGACTATTGATATCAGACATAGTATAAACAAGTGGCTGACTGATTTGTGTGTTTGTTGTAGAAGATGTTGGCACAGAAATAGTGTGATTTGCAACACGAGCAAATGAATAGATTTCGTTAGCAACCTGCTTATCAATAATATTTGTATAGTTCTGATCTAGTTTCTGTGGTACAGAAGGATATGGTGGAACGAATACTAGATTGATTGTCATTGTATTTGCAGGTTCAGCCGGTGGTACCAAATTAGTTGAACCAGATGCACCAGGAATAGAAACGATATTTGCATTTGTATCAACTACCAAACGGTCAACTCGCCCTTGATAGTTCACAAGGCTTGCGGAGTGTGCGGTACCTGGTGCTGGAAACTGATATGAAGTGCTAAGTGGTTCTGCACCAAACTTGACAACTTCGCCACTGAAGATTAGATTTGCCGAACCACTTGAAGTAGCAGCCGAAGAAATGTTAATCGCAGTGGAGTTAACGATAGACACAACAGTTGCATCAACTGGAATACCAAAGTTAGTTGCGAATACAGAAGTACCGACAGTGATTACAGATGTGTTTGAGATAGCATTGACTGTTACGTTGCCGCTTGTCAATGTACCAGTTAGAATCTGTGTAGTCAATGCTCCGTAGTCGATAGGGTTGATTGTTGAATTGGCAGTATTGGCTACTGTAATGCTGGCAGTATTTGCAACACTTGGGCGGAAGTCAACATAATCGATTAGATCGTAGTAGTTGCCTTGACTGTCATACATTTCAGAGATTTCAAGAGTGTTGATATAACCGCTAGAAGTTGCTGTAATGTTTGCATATGGTTGAGCATCATTTACTGGATATGAACTACGCGTATAGAAACCACCACCAGTTTCGGTGAAGTGGTCAAACTGTACTACCAATGCATCTGTTGTATTGATTGCAAGTTGTGACGTTGGAGTTAAATGTAGATACCCCATATCATAGAAGTCTGGATTTTGCTTGTGGTCAACATAGAAGTTTGATGTAACATCAATCCAAGTTGAAGGAATAGATGCAGAGTTTGCCACGTTTGCTGTAACAACAGTGTTACCAGAAATAATACTTGAAGCAGGTGCTTTGTAGACTTTCTTCATACGGAAGATGTCTGGGAAGCCTAGTGCCCATGGGCCGGTATTTGAGTTGACCGCGTTTGAAACGTTGATTGCTACAGTGGTATCGCGATTTGGTGTCTTTGGTGTGACTGTCTGACCAGTGGCATATACTGGTGTAACAATAGATACGTTTGATGATGTGGTGTTAATCGCTGCTCCAAGATTGATGGAGAGTTTTGAACCATTCGCTGATACTGTTACTGATCCAGCAGGCAAAGCCACCGGTACGTTCTTTGGATAGAACACCACAACGTTTGCAGAAGTGTTTGCATTTGTTGGGAATGTATCAACAGTGATTGCCCCGCCACTAGTATTAGAAGTTGCAACTCTCTTGATTTCACCACCAGTATTTGAGAAGATTTTGAGATATTCACCAGCATAAAGCGATGATGTAGATCCAGTATTTACCGCAACGATTGTGTTAGATGTGCTGGTAATCAAAGTCAATGAACTTACATTGGCATTTGCTTGCGCATTTGAACCAGTGAACACTAGACTTAGTTCTAGCATCTGATTATTTGATAGTGTTGCACCGTTTCCATATGGGAAGATTTCACCGGCGCCAAGTTGAAGTGTGATAACACCTGAAGCAGCGTTAACAGCAACATTAGACGTTCCAGTTGAGAACAATCCTTGATAGTTAAACGAGTGATTTGCGGTGCTTAAGACGTTATTTGCACCAACTGGAAATAACATTGTCGAGTTGGTGGCTGATGAAAGAATTGCAACGTTCGTTGAACTTATTGTTGGATTGCTTACAAGAACAATATCAGCAATGCCTTGATTGATACCATTATTATAATAAACAGATTGTGCGTTTAGAAAGTTCTTGCCAGGATATAGATCGATGTCATATAGGTATAGCGAAGCAACATAGTTTGGGGTGCCTGGTGTTCCAGATTGTGGCACTAGAGAACGAATACGCGCTGTACCGATTGCATTGCCAACTGGTGTTGTATTGCCTGATGAATAGGCCGCATTGTTTGAAAGGAATGTCTTTGCAGTATCGTATAGTGTCACATAGTCACCAGTATTGAATGCAAACATACCACCAATCTGTTGAATATTGATGTAGTTGCCATAATTCAATGTGGTGAATAGAGCATTCGATGTTACAGTATTTGTGCCTTGATTGGATTGTAGAAAGAAACTTGAATACGTCTGAACTTTATAACCAGAAATATATGCTTCGCCTGGATCAACAACAAGATTAAATGTTTGTGACTGAGAAGTTGAGTTCGTTGAACTGTCTAGTGCAGTTACCGTCGAAGCAAATGTAAATGGATCAACCAAGAAGTTGCCATTTGTATCAAACGATCTAGATGCAATAGTATCACCAATGGTGCTGTAGACCGTTTGTTGATTCTGTAGATATGGTTGACCATTCGAGAATGCGGTAATTGGGAAGAACAGAGTGTTCGCTGAAGCAGAAGCCGCATTAATGACAACGAGTGTTGGTGTTAACTGAAGACGATCAGCACCGGGTGCGGCGAAGTTTGACTGACCTGTTGCATTATCAAGTAGAGTGTTGTCAATATTGCTATTGATGATTGTTTCGGTTGTATTAAATCCAACAACAATTTGGTCAGGATATTGACTGTAACTTGATACCACAACAGATTGTGGTGCAACGTTGACAAAGTACCCTTTCTGATAAATCACACCACCAGATACAGAGAAAGCATATCCAAATCCAACTGGTCCGGTGTTGCCAGATGTTGCAGTGTTTGCAATGGTAACCTGTGCGGCATAGTTCTGTGCAGTAAGAAGCGAAGTGTTGCCTGCTATCTGTGTGACTGTGGCAGCACCATTCGCAGTCTTGACCGTAACATAAGGAGGAATAACATATCCTTGACCTTGAGTTACCATCGATGCAGAAAGGATTTGACCTGTAGCCGAAGTGGATACAACAGCATTTGCACCAGAACCAATAATACCAGTAATCGTGGCAGAAGGATCGACTGTTACTGATGAGTTACCAATCTTGATCGCTGCGCCATTTGCAAATGTCCACGCGCTTGCGGTTACAGAAGTATTTGAGATATCATATGATGAACTGTTTGAGAATGGTGCAAGATTGAGTACAATCGTATTTGCAATCGCAGTTGCATTGACGCCAACAACTGTTGCTCGAACTGTACCTGGATAAGTTCCTGTGTAAACAGTATTACCAACAAGTGCTTGCCCACTGCCAAGCGATGCTGAGTTTTGTACGGCAATGGCTGACAAGAACACAACAGAATCTGAGTTAGAAATACCAGCAGCAACACCGCCAACAGGAACGTTGACCGCAAAGATCGAAACATTCGCGTCTGTAAGTGTTAGAACATCATTCTGCAAATATGCAGTCTGGTTGTTATTTGCACCTGAGTTCGTATAGTTGATAAACAGTGTGTTAAGAAATGGTGCTTGTGATAGATAACCAGTATTTGCTCCGACGATATATGATGTTAGATTAGTTGAAGAACTGGTGGCGAACAAACCAACATAGTTGTTGACTAAAGCCTTTCCGCCAGCGACAGTAAGATCATTGATCTTTACATAAGGATAACTGGTAAAGTATTGGAAATTACAACCTTTGACAATAGTACCTCTATCAAAAATGTTGTCACCAAATTGTTCAATNTGATTCTGAACAATACTCTGAAGAACGTTAAGTTCACGAGTTTGTACCGCCACACTTGGCTTGAATAGAACCTGATAATAGTTCTGTTCATTTGCGACATAATCGTCAAAATACGGTGATACGGAAAGATCAGTGTTGATTGGCATTATAATCCTCAGTAATTTAGAATCAACTGAATGGTCTCAGATTGTGTATTTGCTCTATTGATCCCCGTAAAGTTTTCAATATAAAGAACATCGCCGCTTTCTGGTACCAAATCTGGTGGTGTTATTGTATTTATAGTGAATGATTGAGTGTCTTGTGATATGACAGTGCCGTTAGCAGAAACAGAGAATGAGTTGATCGTATTACTTGAATAGATTGGACCAAACTTATCTGTGACATATACTGATGTTGTATTACCTGCGTAATAGATCGCATTTGCTACAAGTTGACTTGTTGAATTAGCAATAGAGTTTACCGTTGGATTGCCCTGATAAACAGATTGACCAGAACTAAAAGTGCTTGTGGTATAATACCCATTATATTGATAGAACTGTGTGAATGTTGTAAATGGTTTTGTTTTACCACTAATAGTAAATGCTGTGATCTGAGCATATACATTTGAAGTTGTACCGTGAATCAGACCAAAAGAACCATTTGTTGACACTGCCCACGTAGAACTTGCATTGGTGATTTCTAGTGGCGATACATCTGTGACAATACCGGTGGAAACGGTATTACCGATTGTTTGTGTAACTGTCTCGCCTACAGAGAATATTCCTGTATTTCCTGTAACAGTAAATGTAACATTAGAGAATAATGGATTGCGAATAATACCAATAGACTGATAATCACTTACCGTTGGGATTGTATTGCTTTCTGAGTTGGCGAATGTGATGCTTAGACCAACTGTATTGCAAAATAACTCTGCCGCTACATTGGAACCGTGACCACCTTCTGGGCCAGCGATCACACGAATCGTTGCAGTGTTTGATATACCAACAGCAGGAGAAGCGTTTATATACGCTCCAGCAGCATATACACCAGTGCCGCGATTTAGGACCTGGATCTGATATATGCTATTACCAGCAGCAGAGTTCACCAATGCAATCGCGGCTGCCGAAGTATTTGCATCGCTACTATTCAAAATCGTAACAGCAGGAGCAATAAGATACTGAGAACCATTGGTTGGTGCCGCAGCAAACTGTGAAGCGAGTGTTAGATATGTGCCACTTGTGTTTGAATAGTGACTCGTGACCTGCTTATATTGGCCAGCACCTGTGCCGGATGTCACATATAGATAGCAACCATTATAATATCCATTAATCTTCGAAGCGTCTGGCGGAAGAACAATCAAAGGATATGTGGTATTTGTTACAGATGATGCAGAGAATGTATTACCGTAATAATTGTTATATCCAGAACCAGTTGTTGCTGTGATATTATTATTTCCATCAACAGGAACAATAACGTCGATTGCGCCGGAAACTGCGTTGCTTGTTACATTCGCGTCAGGTAAAACTGGAATATATCCAGCAGTAGTAAATGTATTATATAACGAAGCAGGGAACTTGTACATATATTTCCACTGATATCCATCAGATGTTTCATAATATGGATCACCAGCAATCGTATCGCTGTATAGTGGTTGTGCTGTAGATGCTACACCATTATTATTATATAGGCACTTCCAGACATAATAATAAGTCGCCGGTGTACCTATTGATGTGTAGACATAAAAGCTTTTATTAATAAGATTTGTATCCTGATCGTCATACATTGCATAAACTGAACCAGAACCCCATGCAACACCATTAATCATCAATGAAACATCCGATGAGTTCAATGCTTTACCGAACAACATTGTGTTGTATGTAGTAAACTCAGTCGTGTTTGGATTATCATATAGTGCAGGAACACCATTTGTCCATGCACCCGATTGTCCCGCAAATACATAATATCCAGAAGATGCAGAGTTAACAAACGCCTGAGCATTCTGAAGTCTATATTTGTTTGTTAGTAGTTGAGTAGTAGTTCCCATTATTAATCCTAATGTGTAGTCGGACCAGTGTTAGCGTTATATATTTCCACTTGCTTGGATATTGTACTTGTTTTTACAACGGCACCAAACAACTTAGTTCCTGACATGTGAACAACATCTTCAACCATTTGTTCATACTGACTAGGATCAAGTGATGATTTAATCTCATAAGAAAATGTCTGATAATATTCACCGTCTTGTAGATACTTATCAGCAGACAAAAAGCCCTTTGTCGATGAATAGAATCCTTCACCAATACCCTGTTTACCTAGATTAACAATAGCAGTACCAATTCTTGTTCCGTCATTCGAAGAGAATGTGACAGTTTCGGCATTGACGTAACCAATACCAGATGTTTGAACGGCAAGTGATGTAACAGTACCTATTTGCGTAACAACGTTGGCTGTCACATTCGCATTATCACCTGAATAAGATGATATCGTGTTTGCGGTGACATACACAACATTTGCAGAAGATCCACTCTGCACACCAATAATATTGTTTCCAGTTACACTAAAATCTTGATTGACAGACCAACGACGAACACTCATAATATTATTATTTACAGATAGAACTTTACCAATCGCTGTTCCATATGAAGTAAGACCAACCGAACTTACATTTGATGTCGAATGTGATGTTAATCCAAATACATTCTGCGAAGCCACAAACGTTGTTATATTTGCAACGTTGCTGGTATTAATAGGGTTAGAGACATAAAGAATATTCGCTTGTGGAATATTCGATACAACACCAATAGAAGATAGAATAGACACAGAAGAGGCAACATTTTCGGTGCTTGGCGCCGATGCTAGTTGCAGTGCTGTTGAGTTGATAACACTAGTGACAAATCGCAAGTCTTTACCCCCGATTAGAATATAGTTATTCGCAGCAAAGGTAGAGGTAAAGTTTGGCGCGCCTGTATTGGCTAATAGAATAGAACTAATGCTATTTGCAAGATATGTGCCAGTAGGTGTACTGTTTACTTGATATACAGTCTCACCAGCAACAAATGATGAATTTGTGGTGAGATTTACAGTTATGGCATTATTTGTTGCAACATTCTGCTTAACTTCTTCATTTATGATGAATGATCCGTTAGGGTTTGCAATAGTGATTATATAATCTTGTTTGTTGAGAGCCGCAACATATGGCTGATAGATTTCAACATATGGAGAATGATTATAGTTTTTGCCAGGATTTGTCTGTAAAATAGATTCAATCTCGCCAACCTGTAGAATATTAAACGATAGAATATCATTTAAATAACCAACAGTCAAGTTTGCTGATGGAAACTTAGGAAATCCATAACTGGTAGCATTTAATGATAATGAAAGATATAACTGCCCATTACTATTATTTCCACCAATCATATCGGTGTAATCAAAAATAGTTTCAGATGAGTTGATTACACCTAGAACCATATTCGCATAAGTGCCAGTTGAAATACTGATAATATTGGCCGAAACATTCTGTGCAGCAGAGACAGCAGAAATAACGGCATTTGCACTAGACACATTACCTTTTACTTGGTATGTAGTGACGAACGCGCCGTTTGATACGTTTAATGTCAACTGTGAAGAATTTGCTGCTAATAGAATACCTTTGGCAACGTTCGCGCTGCCATTACTTTGATAAATCAGTTCACCAGGAACAAAAGCGGCGGTGTTGCTTGTAACAGTCAAGTATTGTGGATAATTTGCTACAACATATGTGTATGCGTTTGTGAGCGCACCAGTCAATCCTATAACACCAATCTCGGTGGTGAAGTTGTTTACTGTAGCGGTAGCACCAGATGTTTTCCCTGTTACTGTAACACCAGTACCAAAATAACTATTTGATAATCCAGTAACAACAAGTGTATTTGATGAATATGTGATCACATTGGCGGTAATACCATCCGATGTAACGACGGTCTCACCTGTTGTAAATGATCCAGTAACACCATAAACAGCAACAGCAGCATTTGCACCATAAGCAAAAGAATTTGCGTATAGGTTGGCTGATAGATTTGATGGATTAACAAAGGTTACGTTAGAGAACTTTTCAAATGGCGCACGATTTGTAGGTAGAGTTGTATTAACATTCGAAAGACCTATGACGGTATTTGATATTAAAACATTTGCATTGTTTGCATATCCCCAACCACCATTGTTTAATACGAAGCTAACGATACCAGTTACGTCTGAAATACCAGTAACTCGCCCAGTGCCTTGTGCACCAAACTGACCATTGAGTGGAACAATATCACCAACATTGAACCCATATCCACCTTCTTGCACAATAAGTTCACTGAGCGAACCAAGAACAAAAGGAACGTTGGTTAAATCGTTATTATAAGAAAGTAATTCTCCAGTCATAAAGTCTTTATCTGGAGATTTATTTGTCAAATAAAATANATTGATTATCTGNGCGCCGATCTTGCGCTTGACAATATGGTCAACGAATGCGGTTGCGCCGGAAGAAACACCAGTTATAGTCTTACCAACAAAACTTGCATTACGCGGAGATGTAGTGACTTCTAGATATTGTGGAACAATCCATGTACCAGAAGATGTTGTGAAAATATCTTCTCCCGGTAGATAAACGGTGATATCTTCACCAAACACCAGATTGAACAAAAGTTTTAGGCCGCGAACGTTGCCCTTTGCTCTGTATAGATCAAGGACTTTCTTTACGGTAAGCCTTTTGTCTGCTAGTGATGTATACTGAATGCCACTTAGATATGTGTTTGTAAAATACACCAGGAAGTCATCCAGAGTGGTGTCCACATCAGCATAAGACATTAACTGTCTGGCCATATAGATGGGATTACCAAGCAGAGCAGGCGCGCCGGAGACGACTACAGAACCAACAGCACCCGAATTTACACCATATATTTGTGTATTAGATAAAAAAGTACCAGAAATGTTCTTGACAGTGATATTAGAACCTGATATACTCACAACTGTGCCAGATGATATGGTATTACCTGTTGAGTCTGATTGATATACAACTTCGTTATTAACAAAGTTTGTGGTAGAATCAATAACTGTTAATTGTACCACATCATATGACTGTTCCATCCATTCATAATATGCTTGAATGAATGCAATCAGATTAGGTCCCTGTTCATTATAAAATGAAGGGAACTGTGATGGAATCAGATTCGATATAGTTTTTTCGATTTGACTCAACTTACTGCCTTACGGTTTGAACGTTGACAACGATTTCATCATTTGGAATCTCAAAGATAACATTCTGTGATGTTGTAACATCTTTGACATTTTCTGGCAAACGACAATAGAAACGAATAGCATCACCTACATATGAATCAACCTGGAAATTGTTTAGTGCAATAATGCCGTTGGTAAAGTCAATACTCCCAACAATATTTTGTGGTTGACCAGAAATAATCAGATTGCCTGTATATGTCTGTGTTACAGTATTGAATGTTGCACCAGTATCTTCGACAGTTAGATAAACACCATTTTGAATGAACTGAGATGAGTTCACAGTTGTACCTGGTTGACCTTCTGTATTAAATGGTATATTATATGATAAAGTATAATTTGTCAAATTTTGTGTAGGTATCAATTTTTTCATAACAGAATATTCTGTCTGATTTGAAATAATACTTGGGTGTGCAACATCAATTGCTTCCACCAAACGAGAGTATAACAACGTTGATTTGAAATTATCAAGATACTGGTTGTTGTAAGTTTGAATGGCAGATGTAACGAATGTAGAGATATCTGCTGGTTGTAGTGTTGTCTGGTTGATATTGTATTTGACAGTGGTTGCAACAGAAGCATATATGTAATTTGGTTCAATGAACACAGGAATAATAGTCAATGGTGCGCGAGTTGNAAGAAACTGTGAATATTCTGTAACTTTATCTTGCGGAATATTATCAAAGTTATATAACTTCAATGATATAAACACTTTGCCGTATTGTGGTGGTGATATTGTCTCTCCGCCATATACCGAGATTGCTTGTATCTCTGGATAAGTTACAGTGAGAAGTGTTTCATAATCAGATGTTGTAACTGCTCTCTCTTGTGTTGAAAAGTAGCGTGGAGCATTATAACGAATTGAATTGATATCTTCACCAATGTCACCGCCTTGTGCTGGCGATACTGTGTAGACTGCGATATTAGATGAACCGCCTAGTGTACCGTTTGGGGTGAATGTTGCAATACCATTTGGTAACTGACCATTAGTGACAAGATACGTAGCAGCAACAATCGATTGATCTGCCGGCCTACGACCAACAACATTATCACCAAAGATGATTTGGTATTGGCTGTTGTCTGCACCTTGTATAAAGTAAACATTTGATTGTGATGTTAAATCAAGTAATGTTGTTGAAATAATATATGGAATAACATTAGCCCCACCATTTTCAATACTCACAACAGATAGTGATGTCGTATCTATAGTTGGGTTTGATAGTGTGAACTGTTGAACATTTGTGTTAGATGCAGGTTGCACAGTAAATGTGTCTGTTACTGTAGTACCTTCATAGATTGCAACGTTTGATGCGTAGAAATTACCATCTGTATTGGCCTGTACTACGATTGTTTGATTGGTCGAGAATGTATAGTTGTTTGTGCCTGCTCTTCCAGTAAACGATGTGCCCGATGGAATTGTTAGCAAAACAATAGAAGGATCAACGTTTGCAACAACTAGATCAATAAGAGCATATGATGACCTGAAAGAACGTGGTACGTAGTTGAGTTCTTTTGCACGGAGAACGACCGAATCGCGTTGCTGTGCTGTATCCAGAAACATTTCTGATGCAACCATGTTCATATAAAACGCATTCATGTATGTGTTATATGACAATAGGTCCAAGATTACACTTAGGTTTGAACCATCAAAGTTATAATCTTGGAACTGAGACTGAGACTGTAGAAAAGTTTTGAGACTATTCTTGTAGTCAGCAAAGTCCAGAGATGTTAATGTGATATTGGTATTTGCCATTAGCGTACTCTGTATAATATGGTCGAAAGATAAACTGGTGATGAACTATTTATCATGTAAAATGCTATGCTAATGTTATATGCATTGTTCTCTTCATCTGCTGTTACATCCACCGAAAGTTGTTTTGCTCTCGGTTCAAAGTTATTAATAGCATCAATTATTTCTGTTTGAATGTTACTCTGTGTAAATGATGTCATTGGTTCAAATAGAAAGTTCTGTATGTTCGAACCAAAGTTTTGATTGAACGGTCTTTCGTATTTGTTAGTCAAGATGATGTTCATTACAGATTGTTTTACGGAGTCTTCATTTTTTCTTAAAACAAGATCGTGTAACTCTGGATGCACCAGAAAACTATCAAACATATCACTAAAGAGAAGTGATTGCTTGGTAGTTGGTGTGAACTTGTCTTGATTAAACGATGACTGAGCCATATTATGTTCCTGCTACCGGAATAGGTACTTGGTTAAATGTGATACTTGCACTTGTATTTGATGATGTAGCATTATTAGACATAATAATAAAGTTGGACACATAGTTTATAGTAAAACTGGTGTTAGTCCCCAAGTATGGTGTAGATATTGCAATCAGATTATTAGCAACGTTCGTTACAGTTGTACCATTAACAAAAGCAGGATCACTAGATGACAATATTGATCCAATCACAATATTAGGATCAATCGTAGGCATTGTCAATATGCTAGTGCCGACTGTTGGTGGTTGCACTACAACAGATCCCGTTACAGTATTTATTGTTGTTACAATAGTATTGGCAGGAATAGAAGAGTCTTCTGCGATTAATGTTTGCCCGATATAACTTGATGAGTTTGACGAAAAACTATATCCTGATAATGTATTATTACCGGCCACTACACCTGCATTAAATGGTGTTGATGATACAGATGCATTCGATATATAGTTTTGAACAAAATCGGAATGTGAAGTGCCAATCGCGGCCGCACTCGTTAAAAAGTTTTGTGGGCTTGATGTATCATAAATTGGATAACCTTGACTTGCTGTTGGTCCCATGACATTAGCAATTTGAGTTTGCATTTGAGCAACACGCGCCAGTGCAGGTTGAACTGCACTATTCACTGTAGTTGATATATCATTAATGATACTTTGGGCCATCGATGATGTAGTTGTATCAACTGAATTTGCAACACCATTAATTCTACTTACAATGCCATTCGAGATAGGATTGTTTGTGCCCAATGCGCCCGTCACTTGTGATACTGCCTGTTGTTGCAACTGATTTACGGTAGTCAATACTGCGGTATTTAATGCAGAAATAGGTGCTGTAATAGTGTTTGTGGCCAGATTTTTTAGGCAGTTTATTTCACTCTGGATTTCAGTCAACTCAGAAATAGCACAAGCGTCAAGGCGCGGTGCAACTTGCTCGATAACAATAGCAAGATTTGTAACAGCAACAGCAAGCTGCGCTAGTTCAACTACGTATTTAATCTGTGCTTCTACTTGGGGGTAGATGGGACCTAATACAAGTTTACCTAACCACTTGACAATGGAGACAGGATTAGGTGAAGGCAATTGAACAACGGGTAAATATTGCCCGACAATAGAAAGTTCATGTTTTGCTGCATGTGTAATCTGTGACTTGACCGTATTAAGATTTCTATTAATAACCTTTTGTAGGTTATCACAGTTTGTTGTATATTTAATCTGATTGATTAACTGATTGATATGTTTTGTTGCAACTTGAATATCATCATCCGCTG